CTATCGGATACTACACACCTGCCGCACTAACGCGGGGACAAAGGGGAAAGGAAATGGACAGTTACTCGCTTCAGGAATACAAGCTTTGGATTCTGCAAGAAGATGATAGCAGGCCATATGAAGTGCAGGACGAGACTGGAAACAGTTTTGGTTTTTTCTCGACATACAAAGAAGCTGGTCAATTTTGCGAAACAGAGTGCAAAGAACAGGAATTTTTTGGCAAAACAGTAACTTGGGGAACCACAATCTAACAACAACCTCGGCCACGGACGGCCACCGCTCAAAGGAGCACTGATCATGGCAAATTTCGCAGCAGTCAACAAAGCCCTCAAGGCCGCCTACCCGGCGCTAGACATTGAGGCCGTGCGCGGAGCAGGGTACGTCTACTTCGACGGAGACGACGGGTTCGACAAGATCAACTCGATCTTCGTCCACCCGACCTGCACCAGCACGGCAGACCTGACGCGCATCGTAATCGAAGCAGCCTCAGACCTAATCTAAACCCCCGGCCACGGACGGCCATCAACCAAAGGAAATTAAAAAATGAGTAGATTCTCAACAGGGTACGATGCAGGAGACGGCTTCCGGTCTCCGCTAGGAGGTCTGAAAGATGGCAACAGTGCTATCGCTCAAGAAAAAGATAGCCTCCTCAGCTATCAAGATCAGCTAGACGCGCTGGCAGCGTCTATCGGTAGCACAAAATATGTGCTTCTGCTCGCCCAAAGGCTGGGTAAGGGCGACAAGGTAATTCGTCACGGCGAGAGGATCGTCGTCAAGGGTGAGTACTCCGAACTGGAGACACGCCAAGAATTTTTAGAGGCTGCCGAGGCAATACTGCCCCTGCTGGCCGGACTAGTCTGGCCTAAAGCCTAACCAACCCCGGCCAAGGACGGCCATCAACCAAGGAACCAAGACCATGAACGCAATTGACCAGTGGGAAGCCGAAGAGGCCGCCGCGCAGCTGGCGGCTTTACGCAAAGAGGACGCAGCGTTTGCCGCGTTGCCCGTTGAGGAGCGCACACGAATCAGCCAAGCGAAGTGCGACCGCTTGGAAGCGGTTGCTGTTGCGGCAGAGGCAGCCGACGCCGACGAGGCCGACGACGAGGACGACGAGGACGACGATATTTAAAATAAGTTAAATCGACTACTCGAACCCACTTGTAATTACTTTCCGACTACTTCATACTACTCCTGTGTCGCAATCTCGCGGCACCAAAGAGGTAACGAAAATGCCCTACACAGTCAAGACTTCCAGATCATCCCCAGTAACAAGTCCGAGGGCGCTCAAGCGTATTCAATCCGAGGACGGCTCGCGCTGGGCATACAGCCGCGCCCGCAAGCTGTGCTTGGCGAACGGTCGATACGAAATCGTTAAATCGTGGGTCTGCAAAGCCCGCGTTAATGGCAAGGCGGTCACAGTTAACGGTGACACATACGAGTCAGCAGCACGGGATTTCGTCAAAGCAATTTAAACCCCCGGCCAAGGACGGCCACCCAAAACAGGAAAAAGCTAAATGAAGAACATCTATTCGTCGTACAGCACATTGATTGCGTCCGTCACGGACGCCGAGTATGCCGCAATCGCGGCGTGGGCACATAGTGCCCAAGAGAACATCGGCATGGGCGAAGCCCTGCCAGCACCGGAGGGGTGTAGCGTCAGCTACACCCACACATACGGGAGCGGTAGCTCCCAAAAATTCTATCGAGGGTCTGCGCTTGGGATTATGACTTGCGAGTAAATCACCCGGCCAAAGACGGCCACCCAAAACAGGAAAATCAAAATGAACGCACTACAAGCAATTCAGACCAAGTACCACGGCGCGACCAAAACAAAAGGGTCGCGCATCAGCGCAACCTCCGCGTTTGGGATTAAAATCTTTATCGGCTACCCGCATGAGCTTTCTGGCGTAGATTGTCACGCCAAAGCGGCTGAATATTTGGCCCGCAAGTTGGGTTGGCTCGGGGAGGACACCGGCTTCGCCAGTAAGTTCGTCGCGGGCGGCACCAATACTGGTTACGTTTTCGTGCAAGTAAGCTAACCAATCCCGGCCACGGATGGTCATTAAAAATAAGTTACTCTCAGCTATTTACAACCACTCTCAACTACAGGATACTACACACCTACCGCACTCTTGCGGAGTCAAAGGAGATAGGAAAATGTTTCAGGTAGCAGCAGTTAGTGATTTTTACGAAGCCGGACGTACCAACGACGGCACACAGTATTCGGCAGAAGGTTTTTACGTAGTAGTTGAGAATGGCGCTGGTCGCCGCTGGGCCTCTTACGAATATTTCAAAGGTGCAGAGGTCGTGGTAGACGAAGAAGGTTTTGTGTCCTTCCCCGATGTGCGCGAAGAAGCATCAGCTGCAGCAGAAGCTCTGGCAGCCGCCACAACTCAGGTGCTGGCGTCAGGCGGAAAGCTGTCACTGGAGGATTGGTATCAGATTGATCCCGCTTACGGATCAAAAGCTTATCAGCAAGACGGCATCGAAGCGATCCGTGCTTACGCGGATCGTTTCGCAGCTTAACTAAACCCCGGCCACGGATGGCCATCATCAAGGAGAATACCATGCGAACATACAACCAAGTAGACTTTCAAATTAACCCAAAGAAATACGAATTGTTCAGGACTGCCATTGCAAGGCAACGCCTGTTCACCGATAACGCCGAAGGAGATGTCATTGAACCGGGGACTGTTGTTGCCATTGAGTACCGACGCACAGCGCCTAATTATCTGTACGAAAGAAACGAGCCGGTGTACGAAATCAAGGGTTACGACATGGAGGTGCGCGGTAGCCATCTGGCCGATTTTTTGCTGTAGAAAAATTAACTTTTGTAGTTAATCACAGCCACCCAAAACAGGAGAAAAAAATGATAATCAAATACGAATCGGCAGTAAAAACCAACGCCGGATGGCGCAGTGTCAGCATCACAGCGAAGGCCGATAAGATCAGCGACAAACGGGTAACCATCACTGAGGTCATCGATATCGATGGCAATGGCGCGTCTGGCTACGCCAGCAGGACAGGCGCAAAGCGTCAGGCGTACAGCGTTGGGTATTTTGCCCAACAACAACTTGGCCTGACCAAAAACCTGTCGGCCTGCGAGGTGTCAGCATGAAAGAATTCGCCGCCATGCTGCTCTGCTGCGCCCTAGCCGTTTTGATCGGGGCGCTGCTCATCCTGTGAACACAGAGTAGGGGCCATGCGCCCCTACTCAACCAGCTTCCACCTCAGCATACGCCACTGAACGGCCTCCAGAGGCCAGCTGTCAATAGGCGCTACCTCAGTACCCCTGTAGTACAGATCTTCGGCCTGCGACCCCGTGTAGAGCCTCAGACTAGCCATCGAAGCCCTCGTCGTCCCCGGCGGGTGCGTCTGGATTAAAATGAACGTCGGACACTTGTTCGTCGTCATCCGCTGATGGAACCCCACCTCCTCCGGCGTCAGCCCCACATTCACCGTCCGCGTCACCTTGATCGTCATCATAATGAACCCGGCCTGTCTCAAACAAATCAGGGCGTAAAAGTGCAGCTTTTTCCTCTCCGTGGATTTTAGTGAGCAAAGCTCGACCGTGCTGTCGCTTACGTTCTCGGCGAGCCTCCTCAGCAGCAATTCTTCTCTCAAGTTCATCGGCCTTCATCTCCTCGGCAACGGTGGGTGGTGGCGTCCTCGCTACGGCGATCTCCTCCGGGGTCATGTCGATGATGGACCCGTGGTCTATCGCGGGGACGCCTGCCCCGCCATAGATCTGCTGGATCTCAGTGAGACGCCGCATCACCTCCTCCTTGCTCATGCTATCGATCAACCCGATCCTGATCTCTTTGCGCTCGATATAGATCGTCCCCAGCGCCTGCCCTCGTCGGTACTCTGCCGTCACCGCTGCGCCAAAATTCCCAGCCTCCAGTGCCGCATCGCGTATCTTTTGCAGGTCCCGCATGTGCCGCTCGAAGTTCGTCCCGTACCGCTCGGCCAGTTCCACACGGAACTCTTGGATCGCCGCCACGACGTGCGGCATCTTCTGTGGGTCCGTCAATCGTCGGGCCGTCTCCCGTGCGGTCTCGGGCGAATAGCCTGCGCGTATCGCCGCTTCTTTCAGCGTCACGCCCCCATCGCCGCTGCACAGCTCCTGCACGAACTTCCACTGTTGGGGGGACATAATCTTCTTCTGCAGCGCCAACGGCTTTACCGGCGTTGCCAGTCGCGTCAGCAGGGCATCCTTGAGTACTGGGGTCATGTTGTAAACACTCTTCACCTTCGCCTTCATAAAACTCCTGAAATCACTAAAATTAACCCTTGGGCGCGACCAAAAATCCAATGGGCGCGACACCCGTTTTCCTAACTGATTGATTCCTATAAGTTATTACCCCTTTGGGGCTCAAAGGGCTCGTTTTTCGCGTTTTTCATACCCCCTATGTACAGTTTTTCATATAACGGCTATTACTACTATTACTACTAATAACTACACTATAAAATAATAAAATCCTATATACCAATATATCTATTATCTTGATCCCTTGATCCCAGTAGAGTAATAAGTATAGTAATATTAAGGGTTTATAGCTGGGCGCGATACTGGGCGCGATACAAAACAATCGCGCCCAGACCCCCTATCACACCCACTTTTCCTTAAAACGGCACGATCTCGTCGCCGTCGTGAAACTGCCGCATTACGTTTTTTATCATCTCTGGCTGTTTATGCCCTATTTTTATCCACACGTA